GGGCCTGTACCAAACAACCGACATCAAAGTCATCATCGGTAGCGCCGAACTCAACGGCTACTACCCCACTGAAGCCGACCGCATCCAGTACCCACAGGCTGGAGCGACCCGCGAAGCCAAGATCATAAGTATTTTGACCTATCGCGGCGACAACCCGGTTTACCACACCCTTATCGCGAGGCCGCAGTAATGGCTAAATCTCTGGGCCAATTAAACCGTGATAATCGACGTAAAGTACAAAGTGCCGTACGTCATGTGGCTGCAGAAATTATGAACGACTTAGCAAAAGCCGGCCCTGTGTGGAGCGGGCGTTTTGCTAACAGCTGGGTCGCTGACGCGCCCGGCGTCGGAAAAGGCCCCAATGGCACGTATCCGTACACAATCAGAGACACCCCGAAGTTGCCGGACACTATTTCCGCAGTAAAGCGCAGTCCAAAACTTGTTATACAAAACACAACAGACTATGCTCTCCAAGCGATGGACATAGAAGAGGGCTATTTCCGCCCTGTCGGTGAACCAAAAGGTCCGGTTGTATTAGAAGGATCCAGAAGTAGCGGGATTCGTGGTGACGTTACCCCAGGCGAAGGTAAAGCACGTTCCACTGCACCACTAGATTGGTTTAACAACTACGTTTCCGGCGGCGGCATGGAAAAGTCACTGGGGAAAGGTATACAGATTGCATTTGCTAGGAGGAACTAATGAACTACCAGGCAATCCGCGCTGCTGTTGAAGGTCCACTGCTCACAGCCTTCAATAATTTGAGCCCAGCAGTACCCGTCTACTTTGACAACATTACTGCCGTCCCACCCAACACCACGACTGAGTATGTTCGGGTCAACGTCACCTTTGGCATAACCAACGAACCCACATTGACTTCTAGCGTTGATAACGCTCGTGGGGCAGTTGTCATCCGTATTTTCACCGAAAAGGGCCGTGGCCCAGCCCGCAATCAAACCCTTTTGACCACTGCGGTCAACGTACTCGAAACACTCAACAACACGGCAAAAACCAGCACCGGTGTGTTCTTTAGAGTAGGAGAAATCAACGGCCCAACATTTTCAGCAACAGAGCAATCGCCGCATTTTGTAGGCAGAATTGACACGGGTTATGTAGCAACGGTGCTGTAATAAATACACGCTAACCTGTAAGAAGCCGGGCAGTGCCCGCAGAGATCCTTACTCCTGGTACGCCCAATGGCAACCACCGTTCTGTCCGGCACTTCGGGTGCCCTTTACTACAAACCCGCTGGTACGACCGGCACCTTCGGCGAAAGCAACGTCGACACAACTGCCGACACCGTAACCGTGCAGGCTTACCTGAACTTGAAGGTCGGCGATCCCGTCCAGTTCAGCGTAATCAACACCCAAACCGGCGGCACCGGCACGGGCACCCTCCCCGCTGGTATTACCGCAGGCACCACCTACTACGTCATCAGCTACACCGCCAGCACCGGAGTACTGCAGGTCTCCGCAACCCTGGGCGGTTCAACCATCACTATCACTGACGACGGCACCGCTGTTTCTCCCAACGCCTTCCAGGTTGCATACGCTTCGTTCCAAGCAGTGGGACAAGTCCGCGACTGGAGCTTTGAAATCAGCCGCGCCGAAATCGACGTAACGACAATCGGCCAAACCCCCGGTCAATACGTCCCATTCCGCAGCTACATCTCCGGCTTCGGCGATGGCACTGGAACGGCCACTGTTTACACGACCAACGAAGATTCGGCTCTCAGCAACCGGATGATCGAGGACGTGCTTCAGCGTCAACAAGTTGGTGCTGCCTTCAAGCTTTACACCGATCAGGTGTTTACCGGTGGTGCAATCGACGACACCAAGAGCCGTTCGATCGAATTTGACGCTGTTCTGACTTCCGCCAGCTTGAACGTCAACCCCGACGACGCTCAATCTGTGACCGTCAACTTCCGCCCCGGCGCAACCCCCACCTTCGACTTCTCTACCACCTGATAAGGTACTACCTACAGGCACAAGCAGCCCCGAGAAATCGGGGCTTTTTTATTGTCAATCGCTACAGTAGAACCACAGACATTTTTATTTCATGCCGGTCCCTGTTCGCGCTATTGACCGCCTACGTAAAGCCGCAAATCTAGAGCCCGTAAAAAAGACAGTCGAGTTATCTGACGGCACGGTTTTCGATATGTGGGTAACACCTCTGACCATGGCCGAGCGTGAACGCGCCCAAAAGCAAGCAAAATCCGATGACGCTGGAGCGTTTGCTTTGCAGCTGTTGATTGCAAAAGCACTGGATGAAAACGGCGCCAAGCTTTTCTCCGCCGGTGAAGTCGACGTTCTTAAAAACGAGGTCAAGGATAAGGATTTGCAAAGCCTAATGCTCGCCATCCTTAGCGATGACGAGGAAGCAGAGCCTTTGGACCCAAAAGTCTAAGCGCGGAACTTCGCAAAGACAATTGGCTCATGCTTCAGTTTGGCGTCGCCAAAGAATTGGGCATGAGTCTGTCCGAAGTCCGCACGACCATGACAGCCGAGGAACTTGTCGGCTGGAGCGCCTACTTCCAAATCCTCAACGAAGACCAAGAGAGAGAACTAGAGAAAGCTCGTCGCCACCGCTAGACTAATAAAAGCCCTTAGCTAACGGCTGTGGCCAGTTATCCGGCAAAAATTGACGTAATAGTCGGCGGTTTACGAGAGTTAGCCGCTCTTGAGGGCCGTCTAGAGTATATACAGAACATCATAACGTCATTAAAGAAGACACCTGTAGATCTAAATGTAGGCGGCAGAGGGAAAGGCCGTGATTTATCGGGAAAACTAAGTAAAGAAATAAACGATGTTGTACGAGAATTTGTAAACGGCGAAAGAAAACTAGGAAAATCTGTTAGTTCTATAAACAAACAGGTCGGATTATTTTCGGAAATTTTAGACCAAACAGCTCTAAAAGGGGGTGAATTAACGACAACATACCAAAAGCAGGATAGGGCAGTAAAAAATTTAGTAGATGTATACAACGAAGCAACTACTGCCGCCCGCCAATTTGAGCAACAACAGCGCGATCTGCTTCGCACATCCAGGGGCCTAGAAACAGAAAGTGTTGATATACGTGCCACTAATCGTTACGGTGTTACACAACGTAGAAAGCGTTTTCAAGGTAAGCAAGAGGCTCAACAATCCACAAACATTAATATTCTGGAAAAGATAAGAAGCTTAAATCTATCCGAAATAAAGCAAGAAACTCTAAAAAATAAACTATTTGCGTCTGGCCAAGCTATTCGCAAAGGTAACTTACGTTTAGCTAAACAGCTCACAGAAGAGGCTGAGCAACAAGTTAGCCTAGAAGAAAAGCGCTTAACCAAAACCCGCAATCGTAGAAAAGAAGCCCTTAGTAGCGGCATCATCGGTGGAGCGTTTCCACTTCTCTTCGGCCAAGGCATTGGCGCTGCAGCCGGCGGTGGCCTTGGTGGTGCGGCTGGCGGTTTGGTAGGCGGCCAGTTTGGCTTCGGTCTTTCGCTGGTTGGTACGGCACTAGGTCAAGCTGTCGATGATTTCATTGCTGGCACAACGAAGCTTGCTCAGAGCCTTAAGTCACCTGCAGAATCATTGGAAGCCCTTGGAGAAGCGGGGCTTAATGTGGACGAATCAAGCAAGATGCTTGTAAAGAGCCTGCTTGAATCAGGAAAAGCAGTTGAGGCGCAGCAAGTAGCTTTCGATGAAATCAATAAAACACTGGGCCCAAATGCAGTAAAACGACTTACTGCTTTTGACGAGCAGAGCAAGAGGATCCAGACAACTTTTGGAGAAATGGCGTCTGAGATACAAAGCGCACTTTTACCGTACCTAACAGGCGCAACGTACCTTGTCGCTAATTTTGCTGAAAGCCTTGGCAAACTTGCACAGATTGAAATACCTGGGTGGCTTAAGGCAGCGCTTTATGTAACACCTCTCGCGCCTACGTTGGCATTAGGCGATCTAGGAAATGCGCTTGGAGAACAGACTCGCGAGCCAACAGTACAAGATAAAACACCAGAGCAACGAAGAAAGGATTTCCAGCTACGAAAAGCCTTTAATCAAGAAGAACTTCAATACCGCAAAGAATCAGTCAGCCTACTGGGCCGCGAGCTTGAGCTACTCAAGATGACCGGCGCAGAGGACAAGTATAGAAGGTCGACAATACAAGCCCAGCTTAAAGTTGACCAGCAACGCCTTGCGGTCAGAAAAGCCACCGATGCAGTCAACCGTGCCGGCGGCGATGTTAGTGCCGAGATTGCAGCACGAAAACAGCAATTTGCAGCTTCAGACGCACTTAGGCGTGCTGAAGCAGAGGCAGAAATAGCCCGTGCAGCTGAGCGTGTCTTCAATCTCTACAGCAAGCAAGCCGACGCGCTTCAGCAGGTTGTCACGGCAAGCAAGCTCCGCCTTCAGAACGAGCAAGCTGTAGCCGAAGCACGCAACAAACTTACTGGTGCGTATTACAACGCCGAGCTAAAGATCAGGGATTTAGCAATCCAACGTGCCAAACAGAGAGGGGACGCTAATGCAGTCCTTCAACTTGAACTTGAAAAGGTTCAGCTTATCTATAAGCAAACCGTTGCACAAATTCAAACTGAAGTAGAGCGTACCCGTCTCAAATACCGTCAAGTTCAGCTTGCAACGAAGGAACTAGAGGTTGCCAATCTACGCAAAAAAGCCGAGGGCAAACTTCAGCAGGCGGATGTAGACGCCATGAAAGTGCAGCAGCAGGCATTAAAAATTGCAGGGTACAACGTAAGTGTCAGCGAACAGGTCGCAAACCAACAAATCCGTGGAGCGCAAGCTGTCTTTGCGGCATCAGCGGAATCTTTGATCTACGCCAACAACCAAAATAAAGTTGCCGATGCCGCCGAGCGGACAGCAAGAGCCCAGGAGCGTGCAGCGAAAGCAATTGCTGGTGCTGGCGCTGAACCTGTAGATGCATTCCCTAAGCCTAAGCTTTCCTTCTTCCAAAAAGGGTCTGGATCTGGAGGTGTTGGTTACGGCATAGGCTTTGCAGAAGGCGGTTACGTCACCAAACCTACAAAGGCATTTATCGGCGAGCGCGGTGAGAACGAATACGTCATTCCCGAAAGCAAAATGCGTTCCAGCATGGAGCGTTACGCCAGAGGCGCACGCGGCGAATCCGTTGTTGAAGGAAATGGCAGCAGCAACGGAATGGGCAGCCGAACTACTCGCGGCACCACCACTGTTAATGTGAGCACCGGCCCCGTGATGCGTATGGGCAACAAAGATTACGTCACAGTTGCCGACTTGAACAATGCCGTCGGCAGCGTTGTTGCAACGCTTTCCCGCGACACCAGCAACAAATACGGCAAGAGCCCGAGGGTTAGCTGATGTCTACACAGTTTTACTGGCAGCAATTTGAAATCCCGAGCCAGGGCGTCACGCTACAAAACGCCGATGCACTTGCACCAGACTTTGCTCCTTTCATCTGCAGCAATTTTGAAAGCAATGCAGAAGGCGAAGGAGAAAACATTGAAGTGAGCTTTCCCATTGGCACGTTCACTCAAGCGCGTTTAGAGAGTTTTATCACCGATGCAATTCCTGCAACGATCCGCGCGTTTAAGTCTGACTACAACGCTTCAATTCCTGTATCGGACTGGGTATCCACTGGCGTTGTCACTGATGCTTCGATTACGCTTGTTCAAGTAACGCTTGTCATCGGCAGCCCATTACGGCCTGTTGGTAATGGTGATGCACCTGGTATGGTACCGTTTCGCAGCTTGACTACCGTCAACGCCGGTAAACTGCCAATAACGAGTCGATAGAGATGGCAAAATCTTCTGATCGAAAGAGACGCCAAGGCGACCGCGTTACTTTACAGCAGAAAAATATATCTACCTATGGTCTTAACGCACCATCGCAAGAACTTGCCAAGCTAGGAGAACCGATACCCATTCTTTTTGGCGATCGTACAGAGCAAGGAACTGGTGGATTTGTCAACGCTCCACAGCTTGTTTACCAGCGTATGCACAGTGCTGGAACGTATGAATGGGCTCGCATTGGGTTCGTAATAGGAGAAGGCGGGGTTAATTTAGATCGCCCTCCACAGCAAGGCTTTCGCATCGGGAACGATTTGATTCAGTCCAAACAGGACGAATACTGGAATTTAAGCGTCACTAACGGTTCTACTACCGATAACGACCCTACAACCAGCAATACACTTGTCTATGGAAATTACAACATCTTTAACACCCTAACAGCTAATAACGAGTTCTTTACGATTCAATGGGACACAACAACCATTCGTGGTTTCTCACAATCATTTAACCCAGGCAAAAGCTTTGGTTTAGAAGGTGAACCGCCAGATTGTGAAACATCTGTTGACCAAGACTTTATTGTATCACTACCCAACCCGACAACTGGAACGAACATTCAGTACAACCCAGTTGCAGCAGAGATTGCCAATACTCGCGTTTGCGATACAACAGAGTTCGGATTCGGAGTAACTGTTCCGCCTCCATCACGAGTATCTGAAGATGATAACCCCATTCCTGTCGGCAGTAAATGGGAGTACAACGAAGATACTTTAGCAGGCGTTGTCTACCCCATCTCCCACATAATTGCAGATGGTCAAATCGTAGACAGCATTACAAAAGTACCTATTCCTTATGGAACTGGATCAACTCCCTTCAATAAAGGCAGATTCAAGACAGGAGACAGGGTTCAGATCATATCGCCCGAAACTGCATTTTATGCAATTTATAGACATCTTTATGATGTGTTCCCAAAGGAAAGCCTTGAAAAAATGTGGGGATACTTTTTGTCGAGTTTTGGTTCTGCTACTGATGTTCTATTTATCAAGTTAGATGATTACCCCTCGTATATCTACCACTTAAACAACAGAAATGCTTTCCTTCTCCAAAACCAGTTCATCCGTATTGACGGGCAATTTGACCCTTCCGTTTACGACCCGTATGCGCCTTGTGAGCTGCCTGTTACCTCTGAGATACTGAAGGACTCCAGGGTGGGAAAAGTATTTTTCAAGTTGTTTTACCGAAAGATTGATAGTGTCACCACGGACTGGCGACCTGTCTGGGACAAGCCTTTCTGCATGGTCAACCCAAATGAAGCTGAGCTATATGTAGGCTTTCGCGTGAAGCACCCTGGCTCTGATCCTAATGCTTACGAGTACAAACTAAAGCCTCTGCTTCCCAGCCAGACAGACACACAGCTAAGAGAGAAGTTTGAACGGTTTAAGTACGGGATAAAAACATCTCCTAATAGCCCGAACCGTGTGCCGGTACTGTACCCGAGCACAAACAAAACATTTAACGTTGTCGCCAACGACGGCTTCCGCATCATGTGGGAAGGATATTACGAACACGTCGTTTCTAACACTGAGCAGAATACGCAAAATACGAACTACAGCATCAACGTCAGATATGTGAATGAGGGCATAAAGGATGCTCCTGACTATCCCCACATGGCGATGGGAGTGTTGACAGTAAGAGGCGGTAGAAACCTGTCAAACCTCAGCCAGCTTCTTTCCTATCACGACAAGGGCGCTCAAATAACAAAGGTAGATCAAACCACTGGTACGTCAAATCTTTTTCCTGATCTTTGTTATCACCTGCTTACGTACTACCCAGGCTCAAGCGGATCGCTTACAAACAGTCAAATAGATTTAGCATCATTTAGAGATGCCAACGCATACACCCAAAGCAAAAACTTGTTTTATGACGGAGTAATTACAGAAAGGGTTGGAGCGCATGAGTTTATCAGTGAACACGCCAAGTTTTTCTTGCATCGCTTTGGCGTAAGAAACGGTGTCTACACATTGTTCCCTGCGCTAATTGACTCACAGGCAAAGGTGTCTACCGCGCCAGCGAGCCAAACCGTAACTCTCGACAATATCGTTCCAGGCTCACTCACATTTGAGTATGCCACTCTTGCGGAAAGAGGTGATGCCAACGTGACCATTGTTTGGCGCAGACAAAACCGTTACATGCCTGGCACAGAAGAAACAGTCACGGTTGGACCAGCTACTTATCAAGGCCCTGACCGCTTGAACTACGACCTCTCAGGTTTCTGCACGTCAAAAGAGCACGCACTTACGGTGGCACGTTTCTTGCTTGCCATGCGAAAGCAACAGGACAAGACCGTTACGTTTACGTGCTTCAAGAGCAGCGTTGATCTGAACCCAGGTCGTCTGTTCAAGTTCAATCTGTCAATCACGACTAGCGCCGGCCAGACTTTTACGGAAACGGATCAGTATCAAGTCACTTCCACGACTTATCGTGAGGATGGCCTTCTGGATATTCGCGCTGTGCGTATGCCAACGGGAATGTCTAGCGACGTTTTCAGCGCCACTAAATACCCTGAGGTGTCATGACCTTTCCTTCGATACAACCCACAAGCCGCACTTGGACCATGGGTGAAATCGGTCAAGGCAATTTCACGGCTGCCAGTGGCGTAGAAGTTCGCGTGTTGTACGGCTCCAACGTCTTAAACCAACGCTTAGAGCTAAGTTTCGCCAACATCACCGAATCCCAAGCCACAGAATTTGACACACATTATGCGTCTGTGCGTGGGACGTTCGACTATTTCTCGTTGCCTACAGCAACCTACGCCGGCATGACAGCTGCTGGTTTCAGGACGAACTTCAACCGATGGCGCTATGCCGGACCACCTCAAATCGAATCGGTTCAGACTGGCGTTCACACTGTGAGCGTGAGCTTAGTCGCTGTAACTAGCTAAACTTGAGCCATGGCAAAGTATTTCACCGGAACTGACGGCGCCTTCTTTGTAGATGGCACGCAAACGGCCAAGATTTCCGGGTGGTCACTTAATGCGCAGGTTTCAACACTAGAAACCACGACTCTTGGCGATTACGCCAGAGAATATGTTGCAGGCATCCAGTCTTATAGCGGCACTGCAACGCTTTATTACTACGTTGACGTAAACAACAACCTTGACGGCAAGGACTTGCTCGAAGAGGTGATCCGCACCACAGCACCAGATCGCACGCCGCAACATAGCTTGACTCTGCGCTTGCAGGAGTTACCTGTCCGGCAGGTCAAACTCAAGGTTGTGATCACCTCAGCCAATATCACCACGTCAGTTGGCGAGCTGGTTACGGCTGAGATTTCGTTTACGGGCACCGAAGCACTACAAGAAGCCTCCTTGTCTCAGTAATGGCTGTATATCTTGGCGATTCCGGGTTTGTCGAGTTCAGCCGCACTGGTGCGGAAAAAGGCATTATTGTCGATGTCGATCCAGCAGATGTCAGCACCTCTGCACGCCGTCTGAACTTCGGCTTCAAGAACAACCAATTTATGACAGGCGACCGAGTGCAGTTTGTGCGCTTGGATTCAACCGGACTAACCAGCACTAGCAATCTGGATTTTGCCGTTGCCGCCAGTTTCCCCGGAAGTGCAGCCTCACCGCAAGCTGCCTGGTACGTCAATGTTGACGAGCAAAACGGGATGCGTCTCTATAACAGCTCACCGGAAGCGATCGACGGAAATGCAAGTGATGCACTTGAACTTGCCGTTCCAGCCTCGCAGTACAAGGTTCGCGCTTCGATCAAAAACAACCTGTATAGCTGCTTTGGTCAACTGCAGTCCTACGAGCTAAACACCGACCGCGAGGTTGTTGACGCCACTGTTCTTGGTGAGTACACCCGCAACCAAATCAGCAGCCTGATCTCCGGCTCTGGTTCGATGACTGCTTTTTGGGATTACAAGCCCACTGAAAACACAACTGGAACGGACAGCCAAGTTGACATCAGTAACTATTACCACCAGCTGATTTTGCGTCAGCAGCAGGGTTCAGAGTTTAACGGACGCTTTTTCGTCACACGGCCTCCGGTGGATTCAACCGCAAAAATGGTGTACTACGAGGCAAAATGCGTCGTTACAGGCGTGGCAATTTCTTTCGCGCCTGGTGATGTGCTACAGAGTCGGATTGAATTTATTACGACCGGACGGATCGAATTGCGTGTCCGCAAGGCAGACGCACTGTTTAACAGGCTAATCAACCAGACTTCTGGCGCATATAATCTCCAGAACAGCACTGGTAGACTTGGCTTGACGAATCCGTAAGTCTTATCGAGGACCGTTCTCAGCATGGCTGACTACAAAGTAACAGACCTAAATGAGATCCTTGCCACTTCGGTAGCGTCTGACGATCTGGCGCTGCTGGTAGACATTACGGCGTCTGAAGACAAAAAGATTAAGGTTGAAGAGCTTTCCAAAGCTATTGCCAACAACCTTCCAACCAATACTGTCAACGGTAACCGACTAGCCAACGATACAGTCACTGCAACCCAGATCGCTGCTGGTGCGGTCACTTCCAGCGAACTTGCCGACAACTCTGTCGAGCGCAACCATGTTGTTGCTGGTGAGATTAGCGGTTCCGCCACGGCTCGCGGCAAAGTACATATCGAAGCTGGGTCGATCAATGCGACCGATATTGCCAACAGCTCCATCACCAACACGCAACTCAGCGGTGGCACGCTGGTTCCAACAGGCGGTTTAACCGATAGCGAAGTAAGCGCTTCTGCCGACATCCAGCTATCGAAGCTTGAAGACGCCTCACCAAATACCGTTCTTGCCGGGCCATCAACCGGCGTTGTTGCCGGTAATGTTACGGCCCGCGCTTTAGTTAGCGCAGATCTTCCGGTCGCCACCACCACTGATGCGGGTGCTGTTTCCGTACCAACGGGCAACGGACTAAACCTTGCCGGTGGTGTTCTTAGCCATACCGACACCGTTACAGCAGCCAACCTCGGCTGGATCGCTTTCAACGGCACAGGTCATATCACCAGTGCTCGTGCGTTGACGGCAGCAGATCTGCCGATTGCAACTACATCAAGTCTTGGTGTTGCCAGCATCGGCTCCGGCTTAGCCATTACCGGTGGCGGTGTACTTTCGCTTGACGTTGCGACGGTCTCATCCATCGGCGGTATTGCCATTGGCACGGAATTTATTCTTGGCGGAAGCAGTGATCTACAGCTATCAACTTCCGGTGTAACCGCTGGGGAATACCCCAAGGTCACGGTCAATGACAAAGGTATTGTCACTGCCGGGACAGTGCTTGCTGATGTTGACATCCCAGATCACAGCGCAGATGTACTGACATCAGGGACACTCGACGCCGCTCGGCTTGGAACGAATACGATCACAGGAGACAAGCTGGCCGATGACTCAACTTGCATCATCCAATCAACCACTCCGGCTTTTGGCGATTACGAGGGCCAGTTTTTCTTGAACAGCACTTCAAACGTATTGACGGTCTGGAACGGCTCAGCGTTTGTTGCCGTTTCAGCTGCAGCCGCTATTGATGACGGAACCTACTGATGGCAATTCAAAACCTGCGCTCATCTACAGCGAATAAGCGTCCTGATCCTCTTGGTTTGACTGAGGGGCAGCTAGCGGTTAATTACGAGGCCAGCAGTCCTGCGCTTTTCTTTAGCGACGACGCCAACAACCTAGTCAAGATCGGCCCAGTTCATGTTGGTGTCGTACCACCGAACGTTTCTCCTGCAGGAATGCCAGGAAATTCCGTTGGTGAGATCTGGTTAGATACCTTCAGTACACCAGCTGCGATCCGCGTTTATGACGGAACGACTTGGCAGAGTTTGGTGAGTGGCGCTGGCGACTCCATCCGAATTGGAACTGCCAAGACTCCAGCGTCTGCTACTGACACAGGCGTTCAAGGTGAGATCTGCTGGGATGCCGATTATATTTACGTTTGCGTTGCGACTGACACTTGGAAGCGCACCGCCTTGAGCACTTGGTAAGACTGCCTATAATTTGCGTATAAATTCCGGCCTTCGGGCGCTAAGGAATGGCTTTACAGCACAAGCGATCTTCTATCGCAAATAAGCGTCCTGATCCGACGAGTTTATCGGATGGACAGCTTGCAATAAACCTGAATGTTTTAAGCACCGGGCTTTTTTACCGCGATTCCAGCAATTCACTGGTCAAGGTTGGTCCGGTTCACATCGGTGCAACCGCTCCAAACGCTAGTCCGCCTGTTGGTGGTGCTACCGGCAATGCAGTCGGTGAGCAATGGATTGACACCACTGGCGGCACATACGTTCTAAAAACCTGGGACGGCATCAGCTGGACAGAACTGAGTGTTGTTGAGATTACAGGTGCAAACGGATCAGCGACGTTGCCATCTGGCACGGAAGCGCAACGAGATGGTTCACCATCTGCTGGTTATATCCGCTTTAACACTGATTCAACCCAATTTGAAGGATATAACGGTACATCTTGGACAAGTGTCGGCGGTGGAGCGACTGGCGGCGGTAGCGACGCATGGGCAGTCGAGCACGACAATACAGTAACAACTTCATATACAATCACTACAGGCAAAAACGTGATCAGCGCTGGTCCGATCACGATTAACAGTGGCGCAGTTGTCACTGTTCCTTCTGGATCTACTTGGGTGGTGGCTTAATCATGTCTATTCGCATTGATGGCACTAATACCACCGCAAATCCAGGTATTACGGGAGGAGACGCTGATACAGGTCTCCAATTTGGAACGGATGAAGTCAGTATCGTTACTGGCGGAACCGAGCAAGTAAAAGTTGACAGCTCGGGCAACGTAGGGATTGGCACTACGAGTCCTCAGGCAGACTTGCACATCGGTGAGGCAGATGGCAGCTCCCGTGACATAGTTATTCATACTCAGAATAACGGAACGGCACGTCTCCGTTTTAGAGAAGGAGGTACTGTCTCTTCGGGATACAACGAATACTCCATTGGGATGGTAGGCAGTGCCAATGCCTTGTCAGTTGAGATTCAAGGACCAGGTGAAGCCGCCCGCATCGACAGCTCCGGCAGGCTCTTAGTTGGCACGTCTAGTGCGATTGATACTACACAAGTTATTCAAGCAGTTGCTCCTACCTTTGGTAAAGGTCAGATACTTGTTCGAAATTCACTTGCAAGCACAGGTAAGTATTGGTCGATTGGACCAGATTCCAGCGCTAACGCCTTTGTGGTTTACAGCCAACTTGGAGGTGGCGTATATATTGCAGAGGGTGCAACATCATGGACTGGCGTATCTGATGAGCGTATAAAAACAAATTTGACCCCGATCGTAGATGCAGTACAAAAAGTTTCAACTCTTAGAGCCGTTACTGGACGTTTTATTACCGATGAAGAGAATGTAAGCCGCGCATTTTTAATCGCTCAAGATGTTCAAGCAGTTTTACCAGAGGCTGTTACTCAGCGTGACGACGATATGGGCACACTTGGTATTGCATATACTGATACCATTCCACTCTTGGTTGCTGCAATTAAAGAGCTGACTACTACTGTCAAGAACTTGGAGGCTGAAGTCACCGCACTCAAAGGAGGTGCATCATGAGTATCAAACTAAACGGAGCAACAAACGGTTCGGTTGAACTGGACGTTCCCGCCGCTATTGGGTCAGACCTTAGTGTGACCATCCCAGCAACTGCTGGTGAGCTTACTGTCAAGGCTACGGACGGATCAGTTGATCTTGGTGCGATTGATATTGCTGCAAGCGCCCCTGCTGACTCTGTAAATATCGACAGCTCGGGCAGGCTGTTAGTTGGCACGTCTGGTCTGCTGGATACATTTTATGGTACACCAGCAGATAAGCTCTCTATCGCTGGAGGAGCTGCACCGCAAATAATTGGGTGCTATTCGGCAAATCAATATGGTCCGCGTCTTGACCTTGTTAAGTCCCGTTCTTCCACTGTGAACGGAAAAACTATTGTACAAAACAACGATGGTTTAGGTGAGATTTATTTCGGCGGAACTGATGGCACCAATGTAATACCTGCTGCCCGCATCGTTGCCGAAGTAGACGGCACCCCCGGCGCTAATGACATGCCGGGCAGAATCGTACTGAGTACGACCGCCGACGGAGCGAGCAGCCCGACGGAAGTGATGCGTATTAATAGCTTACAACAAGTCGCAATTGGAGGCGCCGGTGGCAACAGAAAGTTTAATGTTGAATCGCAAAATAACTCTGTTTTTCTCAAAGCACCGAGCAATGGATCCTGCAATGATATGGTTTCAATTCAGTGCGGAACTAATGCCGGCGACACAACAACTAGATATATTAACTTTCGTCGCCAAAATGGCACCATCATTGGTTTTGTTGGGATGAACGGTGCTAGTGCCGTCAACTATTCCACCTCCTCCGACTACCGCCTCAAAGAAAACGTTGTACCGCTGACTGGCGCCGCAGATCGCCTTAACCAGCTTCAGGTTCGCCGCTTCAACTTCATCGCGGATCCTGACACCACAGTTGACGGCTTCATTGCTCACGAAGCCCAAGCCGTTGTTCCTGAGTGCGTCACCGGCACCAAGGATGAAGTAGATGATGAAGGCAACCCCGTCTACCAAGGCATCGACCAATCCAAGCTGGTGCCGCTGTTGACTGCTGCGTTGCAGGAAGCACTCGCCAAGATCGAAACGCTTGAAACCCGCCTAACCGCACTTGAAGGAGGTGCATCATGAGCACAGACATCTCTTACGCACCCAAAAAGCCCAACGATGAAATGATGGCATGGTTGGATACTGCTCAAGAGGCAGGTGATGCCTACAGTAAAGCTGCTGAGGAATTGCATGGTGAATTTGCTTATCA